AGTATCTTTTCTAGAAGGAAGCCCTTCTCTAGAGCTTCCTTCGTTTCTATGGTTTTTATTCTCTATCATTTACTTACTTATATTTATAGTAACTTTTCCGATTGTCTGACCTAGTGGTAAATTGTCCTCCCAAGTTGTTTTGTTTTCATTCACTACAGATTCAAAAACTTCCCAAGCCTTTTTTATCTCTGTTGGGGCATAATGCATTTTAGGTGGGGTAGAAACTTCCCCGTTTAGAATCATTTTCTCCTGTATTGCTCTGGTTATATACCCAGATTTTACCATTATTTCACTATTTTCAAAACTTGTTAATTTTGACATTTCTACGTTCCTTTTTTTGTATACTCAAAAAACTCTATAAAATATTCATATAGAAATAAATTTCTATTTTGAGCGTTTTGAGCGTTTTGTTGTTTTCTTGAATATTTCACGTCATAATATACAAATAAAATAGTTAATAAAAAACATAGGATATTAAAAATATTTAATTGCAACAAAACTTGCAAGAAGTTGCAAAAAGTTTGCAAGTGTAGGTTTATGGTATGTCTATACGAAATAAATAGGAGAAAGTCAAGAGTTATTTTAAAGATATGTTTAAAATGTGACGTATATCACACTTAAAATTTAATGCTTGTTTACTGGCTTGAATGGTGTTAAATTTCGGGCTTGTTGTAATTGAGACTCAATCTCAATAAAAATAGTTCAATGATAATGAGACGCAATCTCAATAATAAATCTTTATTGCTAATGAGACTCATTCTCAATTTTCAACCTAATTTATAAAACGTAATTCTCAACGAGGGGGGCGACGTCTTTGGAGGAAAGACTCACACACATTGTAGCCCTATTTTTTTAGAATGGTATGTTTATTTTAATACTTTTTCATCTTTTTCTCTTTCAATTTTACAATTTCCACTACTCTATCCGTAAACAGATTGATATGATTTGCACAAACTTCAGCGTCTTTTCGCTCAATAAACCGCTTTATTGGGAAATCTGAGTGTTTTCGCTTGATAAATGCTCTTCCCCTAATCATATACCAAACTTCTTCCCTGTTGGTTTGTATTATTCCGTACAATTTTCAACCTTTTTCATGTAATGAAGTTACATATTATTACAAGACCTCGCAAGACTTTTTTATATTTTTTATGCACAATTTTTTCTTTCTTTTGGATAATACGTTAGTATTATCTTTTTCTTTCTTTTGTTTTGTTTAAACCTCTGGGCTAAGAAGGCCCTATAACTTAACAATAAAAAACAGAATATACAAGTAATTTATAAAAAAAAATAAAAAAATAATTTATTCTTGCAAAATTACCGAGTATTACTGTATATTATGCCAATGAATAAGAGCAAATTATTAACTGTTGCTAGGAATTACTGTGCTAATTACAATGTAGGCAAGTGTTTGGGCTGTATGTTTACTAGAGACACAGGAGTTCTTAGTATGAAATTAGATAGTGAGCTTGTTGGTAAAAATTGTTCAGTAGAAGAAGGGTGTGATTACTTTGATGCGGTGGTAATACCCGGAATATTGGACGATAGAGACAGAAAAACAATACATAACAATGGAGAGAAGAAATGAAATTGGATATAGGTGGTCATAATTATAAAGTTAACTTAGTTGAGAGCAAAACAATGGAAAATGGTAAGATGTTACTTGGAAACCATGACGCTAGAACTTGTACTATTAACCTAGACAAGGGAATGTCTAAGTCTAGGACACAAGAAACCTTTTTACATGAAGTTGTTCATGTTATTCTTACAAATGCTGGTATGCAAAACCATGATGAGGTTGTTATTGACGCAACTGCTAATGGTTTATTACAATTAGGAGTGGGTGATTTCTTATGGAAGAAATTAAAAAAGTAGTAAAGTTGCTATATTACTATATAGAAGCAAAAATTATCATTGCAATACTATATTTAATTCGTGCAATAGCTATGCGTAAGGGAGCATAAAGATGAAACGAGCTATCGTTACCCCAGATAAGCATTTTCCATTTGAAGATAAGAAAGCTATAAGGATATTATGTAAGGCTATTGAGTTAGTTAAGCCAGATATATATATAGACCTAGGTGATGTTGGTGAATGGGAATCCGTTTCGCATTGGCAATGGAAGAAAAAGAAGCGTCCTCCCCTTGAGTATCAGTTACCTTTTGTGCATAAAGATATAAAAGATGTGAATAAAGGTATGGATACCATTGACGCTTCATTAAATAGGGCAAAAACGAAGGAAAAACATTTTATCGAAGGTAACCATGATGATTGGTTAAATCGCTTCGTAGAAGAGAATCCTTACCTTTCTGATACAATGCGAGTTGAAAACGCTTTAAAGCTTAAAGAACGAGGCTATAAGTACCATAGAATAGGAAAGTATTTAAAGATTGGTAAAATTAATTTTTATCATGGTCATCATTTTGCAGGTATTACACATACAAGAAATCATTTATTGAGATTAGGTGGTAATGTTATGTATGGTCACCATCATGATATACAACAATCTTCCGTTACCCACATAGATGGAGTTAAAAGTGCTTGGAGTATTGGTTGTTTAAAAGATATGTCTGATGAAGCTAATGAATGGTTAGGTAATAGAAGGCATAATTGGCAGCATGCTTTTGCTATTGTAGACTTTCATAAGAATGGAAACTTTAATGTTACGGTTCATCAAATAGTAAATGGTGTTAGTACGGTAGATGGAAAGGTTTTACGAGCATAGTGCAGACAAGAAAGATAAAGAAGATTGAGTATCCTTTATTTAAAGATAAGAAAGAGTTTGAACATTATTTGCCAACTCAGTATTTAGTTAAGGATTGGCGTAATGGTGAAGAAAAAGATTGGGTTTTAACAGATGATGGTAAAGTTTGTATGATTATTAAGAGAGGTTCTCTTTCTCACGGGACTTCTAAAACAATCAAACAAGACTATGTTAGAACGGTCATAGGTTCTTTTTTATGTAAGCCTTCTATAAAAATGGAAGGTGAAATGAGAAAGAATATGTATTCTTTTGGTAGTAGAGATATGACTGCAAAAGAAAGACAGAAAGAAAGAAAAGAGCCTACTACTTCAGAGTTTCTCTTTGCTAAATATGTAGCAAAGGGTGATGATATTGTAGATGCATTTATTAGGGCTTTTCCAACAAATAATAGGAAGTATGCCAAAAGAGAAGCTGGTGTGCTTTTAAAAACAGATAGGGTAAAAAGTTTGGTAAGAGAAGAAATAGATAAACTTATGAATGAGGCAGAGATAACGCCTTTGTACATTCTAGAGAAAATGAAAGATATCATTGAGTCTGATGGTTCTAGAGATAGCGATAAAGTATCTTTACTTAAAGAACTTGTTAATATTGCAGGAATGAAAGATATGGATAAGAAGTCTGAATCTGTTACAGTATTCCAAGGATTCTCACCAGAACAACTTAATGCTATAGGTGGAAATAACGTTAAGCAGCTTGCAAAAGCTGAAAGAGAAATAAAAAAATGAACCTTTATGAAATAATAATAGAAGTTCTCAAAGTAGCTAAGGAAAAAGGAGTCTCTTTGGAAAATGATTGGGAAAGAGAAGATATAGCAACTGAAATATACGATATGTTTTACAGTAGTGAGATTATCGGAAATTATATCAGTAATGGTTATATAGAAGACCTTAAAGACTATTGGGAAGAAAACAATTTAAATGATTAATAAACTAGCTGCATATGGGACATTAAGAAATGGTAAAAGAAAAACATATAAAGTGGATGGTTTTAGCCTTGTTTACCCCGGGCATTATAGTTACCCTGCTGCTATTATCAACAATAATTCTACTGGAATGGTGGTTGAGTTATTAGATGTGGGGCAAGAAGATATAAATGGTTATGATATATATGAAGGAGTAGAGTCTGGATTATACGACAGAAGAAAAATAACTGCTTATGATAAAGAAAAAAAGATTGAAGCTTGGATGTATACAGCAGGGCCATTATTACTACAACATAAAACAGTATTTGAGTTAGTGCCACAGCAGGATTGGTTATCAAAGAAGTCAAAGAAAAAAAGAATTTCAACATAAATAAGAATAATGTTTCTGAAAAGGAGCAAGTTCTTGAGTTAGCTAAAAAAGATATTATAGCCTTTGGTCAGTTGTTTCTGCCAGAGGACTTTATGAAGTCTACTCCAGCTCCATATCACTATGAATTAAGTAATTTATTACTAGATGATACAAAGAAACGTAATTGCATTATATTACCTCGTGGTCATAGTAAGTCTACTCTTGCTAAAGCAGCTCTTATGTATTATTTATACTTCAATCCGGAAGGTAAGAAGGAGTTTATAGCTTGGGTAGCAGAAGAACAATCTCAAGCAATAGACCATATTAAATATATACAAAATCATATAGAGATGAACCCTGCTTTAAATTACTATTTTGGTGATTTACAAGGTAGTAAATGGACAGAAAAAGAGTTTACTACATCTAAAGGTGATAGAATAATAGCAAAGGGAACTTCACAAAGACTTCGTGGTAGGTCTCAATTAGGATTAAGATATACAAAGATTGTTCTTGATGACTTTGAATCTGAATTAAATACTAAAACACCAGATAGAAGAAGAGAGATTAAAGAATGGGTTATGTCTACTGTAGAACCTGCTTTAGAAAACTCAGCTGGAAATGAAGGTTCTGTTTGGCTTATAGGTACTATAGTCCATTTTGATTCATTTTTACAAGGTATTTATGATGGATATACAGAAGCCAAGAGGGATAATAGGAAATATGCTTGGCATGTATTATATAAGAAAGCTATGACCCCAGATGGTCAAATTCTTTGGCCTAGTTACTTCTCAAAAGAAAAACTTTTAGATATTAGAAGAAGGTTTGAAGATGTAGGTTTAATACATAAATTTGCACAAGAATATTTAAATGAAGCTAGAGACTTAGCTAATGCTAAGTTTAAAACAGATAAGCTTAATTATTATAATCATGAGTTTCATAGTAGAGATAATTATACTTATATTGTAGATAAGGATGATGCTATACCTATTAATGTTTATATAGGAGTTGATTTAGCATATGAATCTAATAGTCATAATGACTATCAAATTATTATGGTTGTAGGTATAGATAGCGATAGAAACTTCTATGTATTAGATTACTTTAGAGAACATATACCATTATATGATATGCCATTAGAAATATTTAATTATGCAAAGGAGTTCTCACCTGTTAAGCGTGTTAATGTGGAGATGGTTGGAGCACAGGGTATTATTAAAGATGCTGTTAATCAAATGTCTGGGAAAGACAGAAAGGTAGCACCCGGTATTGCATTAGGTGTTAGACCACCAGCTGGTATTAAAAAAGAAGATAGATTGGAATCTTTATTAGCTCCCATAGTTAATAGAGGTAAGTTGTTTATAAAAAGAAAACATGTAGAGCTTGTAGATGAAATGTTTCAATTCCCAAAGGGAAAGAATGATGATGCTCTAGATGGTCTTTGGTATGCCATAAATAATGCTAGACCACCAAGAAGTAAAAAGTTTGAAGCTGCAGAGTTTTTAGATGAAAACTCAAAGAAAATGAAAAAAACTACAACAAAAAAGGTAATATCTTGGATAACAGGATTAAAAACTTAAAATAATACTTGCATAAATCAAAATATATTTGTATATTATGTACGATTATTTAAATAAAGAGGTGAACCTATTTCTAGTATAAGAGAGATGGAGCAAAACGAAGCCCAGCACTCTGAGGTAAATAAAGAACTTTGGAGATTGTGGCGTGACGCTAGGGCTGATTGGGATACAGAAGCTAGAGAGTCTATAGATTTTTTTCTTGGTAACCATTACTCACAAGAAGAGTCAGATGCGTTAAGAGCGGTAGGTCAAGGAGACTTTGTTATTGATAGAGTCTATGCTGCTATAGAAAAATTAAAATCATTATTAACATCAAGAGCTCCAAAGTATAGTGCTGTTGGTAGAGAAGATTCAGATAGTAGAATGGCTAATGTCTGGAGAACTCTTTTAGAGTATGTTTGGGATATATCAGATGGAGATACTCAATTTAAACAAGCCGTGCATGATTATGCAACTGCTGGAATGGGATACTTTTATGCTTATATAGACCCAGAAGCAGACTTTGGGCGTGGAGAAGTAAAGTTTACATATGTAGACCCATTTAGAGTATATGTAGACCCAGCTTCTAGAAACCGTTATATGGATGACGCATCTGGTGTTATCTTGTCTACCATTTTAACAGAAGACCAGCTGGTTAATTTATACCCTCAAGTTGAGCCATACCTAAAAGATATTGAGTCTTATTATGAAGAAGAAGACTACCCTTCTTCTAATAAACGAAATAGCTCAGTCTCTTTTACACCAGATACAACTTACGACTTAGAATTTAGTAGAGTTAGTAAGTATAGAATACTTGAAAGGTTTTCTAAGGTAAAAGTTCCTTTCTATAGAGTATTTAATAAACAGGATGGCTCTGAGGTAATACTAGATGAACAAAAGTATTCAGAATTTATATCTCAAGAACAAGTAAAATTATTAATGGAAGCTGGTTTAATTGAGATTATACAAGTTAAACAAACAAGAATTAAAATCACAGCTACTGCTGGTGAAATATTATTATATGAGACTATTTTAAATACAGATATATATCCATTAGTACCAGTTCCTAATATATGGACAGGTACTCCTTATCCTAAATCTGATATATCTAAAATAAAAGACTCTCAAAGATTGCTAAACAAACTTTTCTCTCTCACTCTCTCCCACGCACAAGCCTCTGCCGGATTAAAGCTTTTAGTCCCAGAAGGTAGTGTGGATGATTTGGGGCAGTTGGAACAGGATTGGGCGAACCCCAATGCTGTAATATCATATAATCCAGAATTTGGAGCACCTCATTTCCCTGCCCCTCAATCATTGTCAAATGAATTTTATAACTTAATTAGTAGAATAGAACATTATATAGATTTAAGTCTTGGAATACCGGAGCTTATGCAAGGATTTAAAGAAAGTGCTCCAGAAACTGTTCGTGGAACAGCTATGCTTGCAGAGATGGGTGAAACTCGTGGTAAGTCTAAATTAAGAGACATTGAAGGTAGTTTAAATAGATTAGGTAAAAGTATATATAACTTATCTAAAAACCATTATACATACCAAAAAACTTTTAGAATCGTACAGCCAAATAATGATATTACTGAATTTACAGTAAATATGTACGACAATAAGCAACAAGAAATTAATGCCATAGTAAATGATATCACCATTGGGCATTATGATGTAAGAATAATATCCGGTTCAACATTACCGTCAAATAGGATTGCAGAATATAATATGTACCTAGAAGCGTTTAAGATGAATCTGGTAGATGATGTCGAGGTTTTAAAGAAAACTGAAATCTTTGACAAAGAAGGCGTACTGAAAAGAAAAGGCCAAATGGCTCAATTACAATCATATGTTAAGCAATTAGAAGAACAAGTTAAGAAACTTAGTGGAGACCTGCAAACAGCAGAGCGTGAAACAGTAAACTCTAGGAAGCGAGTCGAAACTGAGAAGTTTAAAACTAAACTTCATGAAATATCTAATGATACAAAATTTAAAAATAAAGTACAAGTAGATGATTTAAAAAGAATTGTTGATAATGAAAAAGAAATTGCAGTACAAAATTAAAACAGATTATAGTGGGGACTATACCCCGGTTCTGCTTTTAAGACATCTTTAATAGGTGATGCTAATAACAAAAGAAATCGAGGATTAAATGGAAAACGCTATACACGAGGATACTACAACAATAAACGGTGTTGAAGGTGAAGTTTTAGAACAAGTTGTTGAACCACAAGAAGTAAAAGGTACTCCTGCTCCAGAACAAACAGAAGAGCAGCCAGTAGATGAATCTAAAAAGTTTCAATCTATGTATGATAAAAAAAGTGCTGAATACGATAGGTTAAATAACGAAGTTGAAGAATTACGCAAATACCAACAACTAGGTGAAGTTTTAAATAACAGACCAGATGTTGTTGAGGCAATGAGAAACACGCTAAGTGGTAGTAATAATAACCAACCAGCTCAAAAAGAAAATCAAGTAACTGAAGATTCTTTTGACCCTTGGGAGGCTTATTATAAACCGGGTTCACCCTCTTATGAGATGAGGGTGGGTCAAGAAAAAGCTCTGGTAAATGAAGCTGTTCAACAACAGTTTTCTGGATTACAAGAGCAAATGGCACTTAATAACCTAAAACAAGAATTGACAAATAAATATGGTTTTAATGACCCTAAGATGGCTAATGACTTTATACAATTTGCAACTCAACCAAGAGAAGATATTCCATTGGATATGTTGGTAGATGTATATAGAAAACATAAGGGGGGAGAAGAAAAGGTCTCTCCAAACTTACAAGCTGTTCAAAGGTCTCAAGGAACTGCTCCTACG